AAGAGCAATCGACACAACTCTGGGCGGCCTATCAAACCGAATTGGAAAGGCTGAACCTGCAACTCAAGCATTATCGTTCCGAGAAATTGCCGACCGAATAAGCCGCGACCGCTTGGCGTGGGATGAGTTCGTCCGTGCCATTGACAAACACAACAAGCCGCGTACCCCCGTGGCCGAAATGTCAAGGCGGGATTTCATGGTAGAATTGGCTACTTTTGTCAAAGACAAACGCCAAGAGAAAATAGATGGCAGACGAAATAGTAGCGGTCTATCGGGCCGAGGTCGAGCAGTACAAAAAGGCGGTTGATGAACTTGTTGGACGCGTTAATGCGTTGGACAAGGAACAAAAGAAAGCGGGTGACACGGCCACCAAAATGGGGGAGCGGTTCAAAGGACTTGGCCGCGAGATAATTACAGCATTCGGAGTGACAGCGGGTATAGCGGGGTTTGTTTCCGTTATGCGCGGGGCGTTCAACGCTGCAAAGGACTTTGAGGCGCAGATGTCAAAGGTTCGGGCGGTTAGTGGCGCAACGGCTACCGAGATGGATAAGCTGGAAGCATCTGCAAAGGCGTTAGGTGCATCGACCATGTTCACCGCTACGCAGGTAGGGCAGCTTCAAGAGGAGTACGCAAAACTTGGATTTACCACAAAGGAAATCCTTGCGGCAACAGCGGCAACGCTTGACCTTGCAGCAGCTACGGGGTCAACACTTGCACAGGCCGCAGAGGTTGCGGGTGCAACGGTTCAAGGCTTCGGTATGGACGCATCGGAAACGGTACGCGTTACGGACGTAATGGCCCAATCTTTTAACAGGTCAGCACTTGACATTGAACGGTTCCGTGAATCGATTAAACTTGTCGCCCCTATTGCACGGGCCGCAAACATAGACCTTGAAACAACCACGGCACTACTTGGCGAACTTGCAAACGCTGGTCTTAGTGGTTCTATTGCGGGTACAGCATTGAAGAACCTACTTAGTAAGCTGTCAGATGAGAACAGCGACCTGAGTAAGCAGTTAGGCTTTGCGGTTAAAAATAGCGGTGACCTTTTCTTAGCTTTTGAGAAGCTGGCAGAAATGAACATTGACTTGACTGAGGCCACGGAGTTGACCGATGAGCGGAGCAAGGCGGCATTCATTACCCTGTTCAATGGCATTGACACGGTGAAGGACTTGGACGCGGCATTAAGAGACGCATCAGGCACTACACGGGAAATGGCCGAGATTATGCAAGACAACCTTGCAGGGTCTATTACTAAAATGACTTCGGCTTGGGAAGGATTTACAAATGAACTTTTAGGAAGTCAAGGAGCCATCAAAGCAACGGTTGACTTATTAACAGAATCAATTACTGGACTTACTTTACTCATAGGGTCGGATACTATTAAGCAGTTCCAAGCGTTAAAAGACCGCGCTACAATACTGGATGCAGCGTTGATAGGCGCAAGAAAGTCCGTAGATGACTTAATAAAGCCTTTGGCCGAATCGGGTGACACGGCAGCGGCAAATGCTAAGGCAATGGAATTGGTGGCGGCAGCCTCTACTAAATTAGCCACAAAGCAAAAGCAGCAAACGGAGGCCACTGATGCATTGAACAAAAAAGAGGAGGAGCATAAGGCGTTGTTTATGAGTTTGAACCCGCTCAACAATGCAAGGGCAATAGCATTAGAGGATGAATTAGAACAGCTAAAACTCCGAAAAATAGCGGCTGATACAGAGGTTGAGTCTATTGAGGCTGTTATTGGGATTTATGAGCGGTATGTTGAGCAGTTAAAAGAGGCGGGTGGAGCAGGTGGCGCAATAGAGTCTAACGTGCGCTCAATAGACCTATTAAATGCGCAACTGAAAACGCTCAAAGACCAGCTTACGAGTGCTGAGATAGGAAGCGATGGCTTTTGGAATGTACTTTTTAAGATTGAAAAGAAAATCAAAGAGTTGAAGGACGCGGAGGCGATGACCAAACTCATTGACGACCTCAACCCTGACGCGGACGATAACACGGCACAGGATGAGCGTATATTTTCGCAGACACAGGCGGAGATTGACAAGTACAATAAACTCAAAAAGGAACGGGAGGACTATTTGAAGTTTCTAAGTGAGCAGAACAGCAAAGAGATTCAGGCCGAACTTGAAAAGATAAACGAGATAGAAGCTGCTGAAAAGGCGGCACGGGAGCGGAAGAAACAGGAAGAACAGCTTGCACAGGAACAGGCGTATGAGGTGGCAATGGCCGCTATGAATGCAACTATTCAGATAATCGGGATAGTCAGCCAAGCACAGCAACAAGCGACCCAATACGAACTTGAGCAATTGCAGAACGCTTTGGACGCTGGGCAGATAACCCGTGAGGAGTACGACACTAAGCGGAAACAGTTACTTCGCGAACAGGCTAAACAGGATAAGGAGTTAGCTTTGATTCAGGCCATTATAGCGACCGCTGCTGCCGTTGCTGAGGCTTTGCCTAACGTTCCTTTGTCCATAATTGCGGGGGTGCTTGGCGCGGCACAGGTGGCGGCTATTGCGGCACAACCATTGCCACAATTCGCGAAGGGTGTTATTGACCTTCAGGGCAAAGGAACGGGAACCAGTGATAGCATTCTTGCGCGTCTGTCAAAGGGCGAGTCGGTAATGACTAATGAAGAAACGAAACAGCATAAGCCACTATTTACGGCCATAAGAAAGGGCATGTTGGATGAGTACATAAATAAGAACTACGTGCGCCCTGCGATTGACTCTGCCATGCTTGCGGGGCTTAATGACATAGGCCGAAGCGCAGACCTGAACGGGCTAACCGCCAAACTATCCGACCATAACATAATCGCGGCAATGGACAGGAACAGGTCGGCCACGGTGTACGGGTTGAAGATGCTTGCCGATAAGTTGGACAAGCGAACACAGAAACGCGGGGGCTATGCTTAGTATTTCATCGCCTGACTTTTCCATACAGCACGAACCCGAAGGGCTGCAAGACCTTACACATAGGGTTTACTACTCCGACACGTTAAGCGGATACCTTGAGGAGTTCAACGGTGACTTGACCTTTTACGGGGAGGACTACACGTATCTACGTAGGCAGTTCTTTGTCGATGGGTGCGCGGTCATTCCGATAGTATTGGAGGACGGGTGCGGGTTGAGATTGACCGCTAACATCTTTATGAACGATGCTACATGGAGGCCCGACATTTGCAAGGTAACGTGTCAGTTGGTGGATGACTCATTCCTGTCACTCATTGATAACAACAAAGGGATTAAGGCGTTCATTAACGTTCCACGTTCAAAGAATGACCTACCTATCACAGCCGTTGAGCAGACCGACCTTGTTTTTTCGGCATATGACCCGGTGAACAATACCGACACCCCCGCGAACAGAAAGGGCGTAAGGGTTTACGATGCCCTGCGAATGCTCATTGAGTTCATGTCAGACGGGCTAATCGGGTTTGAAAGCGACTTCTTTGACACTGACGACAGCCAAGCGTTTGACCGTCCACGTATTCCAACGTTACTAACGGGTAGGGCAATTAGAACGGCTTCATCTGACAGCTTCCCGTTCATATCATTTGAGCAGTTGTATAAGGATTTGAATAGGCTTTACAACCTATCATTTGCCATTGAGCGTACTACTTCTGGTGTAGTTATGCGCATTGAGCCAAAGGTATATTTCAGGGACTCAACGCCCGTTTATACCATTGCCAACGTTAACGAGATTCAACAATCATCTGACTCAACTACGTTCTATTCGCGGGTCACGTTCGGCACGTATAAACAGGATGAATTTGTTTTCTATCCTGGCGGTGCATCGCCTCCGAGTCTCCCATTTGTCGGGTGGACACAAGAGGAATACCACTTAGGAGGTCAGTGCAATTCCAACGCGGTGTTGGAGTTGAAATTAGAGACGCTCATAACGGATACAAACGTTATCATGCGTTGCCTCCCATACGGTGCGCTCAATCCGCAAAGCATTGTGACGCCCCCCGATGCCTCCTATGACGAGGATATTTTTCTCGTTCTGTTCGACTCAACGAACACGACCATTACATCAACGCACCCGATAGACGTAAATCTGCGTTATTACAATGGCAGGGTAACTAACGTGGACGTGTCGCAACGGTGGGGCGATGGTATTCCGCTGCCCATCTTCCTGTTTCTTGACGGGATAACGAACAATGACGCGAAGGGCGGTTTAACTTCACCCGTGACCATAACAACTTCAACCGGAGTACCATCATTCATTGTGGCGTGGATGGCTGCCAACGGCTTCTTTACGCAGTTAAGCGCGATAATGGAGTTCCCCGTAAGGACGGGACCAACGGGTTATGACCCGTCTCTGAACATGGCAGACGGTGCAGTGGGAGCATTCAACGCCACGTGGTATGAAGCACCTAACACGGGCATTTACAACGTGTTCGCGCAGCTTCTGTACGATGGCGACATGAAAGGGTTCGTTATCGTTCAGACCCGTGCTGGTGCATTTGTACAGGCATCAGAGCCGTTCTATAATGGGCCTGATGTGGTTCCGTACTTGAACAGGACGGCAAAAGGAACCATGACACTTGCCGCGCAGTCAGGGGACAGGTTCTACGTGGTGTGTTTCTTAGCGGGTTCAGCGGCCTACTCACCGCCTTTACCGCCCTTCCCGCCTGTGTTAAAGCCCAGCAGCTTCATGGAGGTTTTTGCATCTGGGAACACCATAACACAGACATACGACCCGCGAGAAAATTACCTTATCAATAGCAAATTTGCATATCCCGTAAGTTCGCAGGAATGGCAGAACTTCTTGGCATCGCGTAACGGGTTACTGACGGTAACGCACTCAGGCGGGGAGGTGCAAGGGTTCTTAAAGGACGCGAATAGGAAACTGAATGACGGCACGACCGATTGGCTTATTCGTTCTAACTTTGGCAACAGCTAATGAGCCTCGGACTAATCCCATACCAGCCCCTACCCTTCGGATTAGAGGATAACTGCACCTTGCCGTGCGGTTCTTGGATTCAGAAAATAGCACCCACGGATAGGACGATGTTCCAATTCACTTACGGTGCGTGCGGCAATACTAACAACGTACTGACCAATGGTGACTTTACATCGGGCGGTACGGGGTGGACGGTAACGGGTGCATGGACGTATTCTTTCGGCTGGGCTAATTCACCCGTTGGAGGTGGCGGCAACATTCAACAGGCCATAGCATTGACGGGCTTTGTGGAGTTGACGTTCGGGTTGCGTGTCAATGTCGGGTCAATGGTGCTTAGTTCAAACCTTGGCATAATTGATTTCTACACGTTCGGTGGTCAGAAGTCGGTGGTATTCGATGCCACGGGAATGACTAACCTGAATTTCTTTTTTGGGTCTGCCAACGGTGGGGCTTTGCAGAATGTGATAGTTAGGCCGATAAGTTCGGACGTTCGGATAGCGGGTTTGGATGCAAACGGGGATTTCATTTACTTCATAGACCCACCCGCATCGAAAGTCATAACAGACGGGTTCATAACATTTGCTTTGGACTGGATTGATCCCCCGCCTTTCGGGTGCTATTCGTTAGCGGTTTACGACCCGTGCCAGTGTTCGCAGTTCGGGTTCATCGGTGATGACTTTGACACGCCTAATCAGTTTGTGGTCAGCGTTGGCGGTGCGGGTAACGTAGATGTGAGCGGTGGCGAGATGACCGTTACCAATAGCGGAGTGAGTGCGGTTACGGTGCTACGTAAGGACGTGTTATGTGTAGGCGTTGAGTATGACATCACTTACACGCTTTCGGGCATGGCCGTTGGTGATACTTTCCGATTGGCATCTGGAACTGCTAACGGTATCCTAAGAAACGCGGACGGTACTTACACCGAAACTCTGACCGTAACGGCCACGAACGACCTGCCACAGGACTTGCGCTTTGTGTTCGCGTTTGTCGGAGGGCTGCACGCGGTGACATTGGACGAATTTTCAATAGAGGCGAGTGAGCCGATTATCACATACCAATCGGTTCAATTTGAGTTTACGGACACGCTCAACTGCAATAACTGCACCGTACTTGTTGAGGCTTGCGGCAATGGCAATCAACTCAACTTTGGCTTTGACGGTTCGGGGTTCAAACCTTCAATCCGTATAGAGGGGACTTTGCGCGGCACGGGGTATCCGTCAACGCGTACCCAATACGAATACGCCACGGGCAAGCGGGTCGTTCCTTACGCACGGTTACGCAAGGCTAGGTCGCTGCTATTCGGTGCGCCTGAGTACGTGCATGATTTCATGCAGACACTTATCGCTTTGGATAACGTCTACCTAAATGGACGACTTAGCCATTGTGAGGACAATGAATACCCGACCCCATCACTTGAAGCGGACACGGACTTTGCGACCGTTACCATGACCTTCAGCGATAAGACCGAACTAACTGAGAAACGCCCATGTGCGGCAACAGCTGACATCGGTTGCGCGGTTGGCGGTTACGGGGTGGCGTATAGCGGCACGGGTGGCCTCTCATGGGGTGGCGGTGTATCTAATAAGGCAGAAGCAATCAACGGACTAATACTTACATACAATGGCTAATACAATCAACGTTACAGACCTTGCCGTAATCGTGGCGGGTGCAATCACCACAGGGCAACAGGTTACAATTTATGACCAGTCGGGCAACGCTGGACGGGCTGCGATTGAGGACGTTGTGGCGGCTGCCGCTAACCCGCTGCTATTGTTGAACACCACACCCGTTGCAACTACAGCGGTAATTACAGAGGAAACCTTGTTCAGTCAGGACGTTGGAGGCCGTTGGGCAATAGGCGAAATGCGCAGGATAGTTGTGGGCCTTACGACAGCAGCCAACAATCACACTAAGACCATGCGCGTGAAGATTGGGGCGGTGGAGGTTTACAATTCAGCTACCGCAGCCCCAACGGATACAACACCGAATGATGCGCGTGTGGTGGTGGATTTTCTTTGCACCCGTCTTACCACAACAACAATGTACGTGATAGGGGGCGCAACAATCAGCGATTCTGGCAACTGGATTTCAGCAGCAACTGGAGAGATAACGGGCCTGCCTGCAACCGTGGGTCTAACTATAGCGGTGACTGGTCAGAACGGAACGGCCGCAGCGGGTGACATTCAATTCGAGAGCATGAGCGTCATCAAAGTGGGCAACGTGTGAGCCTCCAATCCACAATAAAGGCAAAGGTTGACGCGTTGCAATCCGTACCCGATGCATGGGCGCGGGGCGTGATGAAGTTGCAGCCTTCGCTTTTGGCACGGCTTCAACGGCTGACCGCATCCCTTGAAACAGAGGGCGGCATGCTGACCATGACAACGCAGAACCTCGCAACGGTTGATACCATCATTTCGGAGTTGGCCCGATACCTTACGCGGTCCGAATACGCGGAACTTGTCACGGGCTTGGCCGAAGAGTTCCAACTTCAACAGGAGCGAACAATCGCCTATTTTGAGGCCGCAACGGGTACGCCTCCGAGTGTGTCGGGGTTCGCGTCCGCACGGTACGCACAGGCCGCGTCTGACAGCCTGAGAAACATCGCGCAGAACGTCCCGACCCAATACCTGACAGAGCCGCTAAGGAATGCGCTACTGGAGGGCATTGCAACGGGAAGCAGCTACTCCGATTTGCTGGGCAACGTGCAAAGTATCATTGTCGGAACTGACACCACGGAGGGCAATCTACTACGATACTCCCGTCAGATAGTTTCCGACAGCCTTGCCGTAACGGATAGGGAGTTTACCAACATAGTCGCTAATGATTTGGGTCTTGAATGGTATCTCTACGCGGGTGGTGAGATAGCAACTACACGCTGTTTCTGCGATAAGCGCAACGGCCTGTACTTCCACCGTAATGAGGTGGCAGGATGGGGCAGCGGGGTGGGCGTTGGGGAGTGCGGGTTTCCGTGGGCGGGAATGTTCAAGGGCACGAACGAGGCGACTATATTCGTTTACGTTGGCGGTTACAATTGTCAGCATTCACTACTTCCCGTCTCGGAGGCCATAGTACCGCCTGAGGACGTGGCAAGGGCCAAGGCGAAGGGGTACATTGATTAGATTTGCAGCGCAACGAACACACGAACGGATTGACCACGTTTGCCCTTACATCCATTTCACCCCGACACGCAATCGGGGACGCGCAATTACAGGCGGTGGAAAGTTGGGCGGCTTGCGGCCTCAAAGTCCTTTCGTTCAATAGCCCGTCAGAGATTGAGCAGCTACGGCCAACGTACCCAAGCGTTGAGTTTGTACCCGTACATCACACAATGGAGGGGGTGCAGCGCGTCCCATACGTTCCTATTTCCGCGTTCATAGAATACGCCAAGCGTAACGGATTGGAGCAGGTAATGCTAATCAATTCAGACATTGCCATAAACGACCCGCGTGGATTGGTGCAGAACTATTGCGGACGGGCAAAGGGCGGACTGATATTTGCAAGCCGAGAAGACCACAACGGGGACGGACGGAGTAGGCGTTACATTCACGGGTTTGACGTGTTCATTATTCACCGCAATTACTACCATCTAATCACCGCATCCATGTTCTGTATGGGGCAGACGTGGTGGGATTATTGGATTCCTTGGCAGTTCATCCGTAACAATGTGAGCGTTACCCTTGTCAAAGAGCCTGTTTTTTTCCACCGTGAACACCCTGTACAATACAGCCATGATGAATGGGTGCGCATGACCGAACACTTCCAATGGATGACTGGTCAATTCAAGAATCAACGTCCGCAACAGGTGAACGATTCAGTTTTCAAAACCATAATGAGACACGCACGATGACAATAGACGTATTTATCCGCACCTACTCAAAAGATTTGAACTGGTTAGCCCATGCGCTGCGTTCAATTCAAATGAACGTGACAGGCCATAGACGGGTAATTGTGGCAATACCTAACGCCTCTTTATTGTCGCACCTAACAGCCGAAACAGTGATACAAGTTGAGGACTTGGCAGACGGGTACATCGGTCAGCAGCTTACAAAGATGGAGGCGTGGCGTTACACCGATGCCGATGCCGTTCTGTTCTGGGATAGCGATACCATTGCGACCGAACCCGTTGACGTTTCCGAATGGTTGAAGGACCGCAAACCGCACGTATGGAAAACACGGTACTCCGAGATTGATACCCCGTGGCAGGGCATAACGGAATACGCAGTAGGCTTTCCCGTTGAATGGGAGTACATGCGCAGGATGCCGCTACTTTACAGAACCTCAACCCTGTTCAACGCCTGTGAGTACATGCAGGGCGTACATAAGGAGTCCATGCGCGATTACTTGGACGGGTTGCCGCATCGTTCATTTTCCGAGTTCAATGCAATCGGTGCATTTGCCGAACGGTTTGAAGCGGACGACTATACCTTTGAGGACACTAACGGGGCGGACATGCCGCGCAATAAGTGCCGTCAATTTTGGAGTTGGTCAGGATTGGATTCAAAGGATTTGGCAGAAATCAAAAGCTACATAGGATGAAACTACACGAATTGAAGACCCGTTACGACATTGGCCGCGTGTTGGATTCAATGGCGCTGACTAACGATGCCGTGGAGGTGGGCGTGGCGTTCGGTGAGAATGCTGAAATAATCCTCAACACGTCAAAGCTGAATCACATTTGGTTAGTTGACCTTTGGGACTACGTGCCGAATGAGAACCCGTTAGGGTATGCCGATGCGATTAAGAACTGGACGGGGTGCATGAGATACTGCGCTGACAAGATGCAGCCGTTCGGTGAACGTGCGACCATGTTCAAAGAGACAAGCGTAAAGGCCGCGTCAACGTTTGAGGACGGGCAGTTTGACTTTGTGTATATTGACGCTAATCACATGCGCCCGTACATTGATAACGACCTCAAAGCGTGGTTTTCAAAGGTGAGAACGGGCGGTATCTTTGGAGGCCACGACTACCACAACGTAAACAGGCCCGACTACGTTTGTCAGGTCAAAGATGCAGTAGATGCGTTCTTTGCTGACAAGGACTACACACTACACATAACCGAAGACGAAGACCCATCATGGTACATCATAAAATAGCCCATAACCGAACCGTTGCTTTGATTGACGGTGATACACACATTGGAAAATGGGTGATTGAGTCGGGCCGATTAGACCACGACCAAAACATGCTACCGTTATTGAACGCCTACATTCACAAAGGCTTCACCGTGGTGGACATTGGGGCGTTCATCGGTGACCATACAGAATACTACGTTGACCGCGTTGGACGCACGGGCAAGGTTTACGCATTTGAGCCGAACCCCCCAGCGTTCGCATGTTTGGAGTACAACATGGCAAGTTACCCCAACGTCCTTTGCATCAATGCGGGGGCAAGTGACAAGGGTGGGAAGATTGGAATAGCTACAGACCCGAACGCGGGGGCAAGTCACGCGGTTGAGGGCGGTGATATTCCCTGCATAACATTGGACGGGCTGAATCTGACCGAGTGCCATTTCATAAAAATGGACTGCGAGGGAATGGAACTAAGGGCGTTGAAGGGTGCATCGGGAACGATTGCCAAGTACAGGCCGACCATGCTTTTAGAGATTAACCGTGGGGCATTGGAAAGGCAAGGCACAAGCGCGGAAGAGGTGTTCCTTTGGCTTTCTGCGAACGGCTACACGTTCCGCAACATCTACACGAATCAGGGACTAATGGATGAGCAGCTTGATATTATCTGTTTTCCAAAAGTGTGATTTCTTTTCTAACTTTGCCGACATGGGATGCAACTGCTCAAAGCCTAAGCCCCGTCCTGCGAGATGAGTATAGAACGGGTACGCGATGCAATAACTGACATCGTTCAAGCTGAGAAATCGGCCAACAAGTCAACGCCCCATTACTACACTACCTACGCCCGTGCTGTCAGTCAGCGTGACCAAATCATGGCCCACGCAGATACGGAGGTGTTCCCTGAAAGGCTTTTTAAGGAACGCGCACCGAATCAAACGGACGAACAGCACAAATACGTCAAAGCCAATTACCGCTGCACCACGAACCCCGTGTGGCAGGATTATATGACGGTTATCGGTCGGACGTTCATCGACTCAAATTGGAGCATGAACTGGCCCGATGATGCCAAAGCTGACAACGGATTACAGGGGTATTGCGAAAAGGACTTCCCGAAATACGGAAGCGTTGAGGCGTTTGTAAAGAACCTTCTACTGCCATTGAAAGGCATGGATGCGAACGGGGTTATTGCCGTTCATCCGTTGCCTCCGAAGACCATTGAAAGGGAGAACGGTGAAATAGTCGTGGATGAAAGCGAATACCTTGAGCCCGCTATCTTTTACTATTCTTCCGACCGCGTTCTGCTGCGTGACCCTGACCTATTTATAGGCGTTAGTTCCGAGCGTTCGCGTATCATAGTGGGGCAAGTTGAGAAAAAAGAGGGTAGGGTATTGTACGCCTACACGCCCGAGACCATCTACCGAATTACACAGGTGGGCAAAAAGGAAAAGCCCGAATACGACATTAGCGTATGGTTTGAACACAACGAGGGTGTTACCCCAGCGCATGAGTTGATGGGTTCGGCAATGATGGCAGAGGACGGGTCAATCTATTGGCGGAGTCCGTTTTACTTTGCCGTGCCTTTGTTGGATTATGCCTTGACCACGCGGAACATTCTGCAAGTCAGCATTGCCAACAGCGCCTTTCCGTTCCGTGTTCTCCGCGCTTCGCCTTGCGACTTCAAGGACGACAACGGGCAGTGCATGGGAGGCGTTTACACGAACTTTCAGGACGGCAAAAAGTCCACATGTTCATCCTGCAAAGGCGTGGGCCACAGAGTACCCGTAAGCCCAACGGGTGAATACCAATGGTTAGAACCTGAGGGGCTGAGTGAGGGCAAAGGAATGTCTTACAAGCCCGTGGAGTACATCGAGCCTGGGACGGGTGCAATGACATTCGTCCGCGAACAGGTGGACATTGATACCAACAAAGCGCGGGGTATCCTGCACCTCCACACGTCTGCGAACAAGGCAAGTGGTCAGGAATCGGCAACGGCTACGGAGGTGGCGATGGACTACTCCACGCAGTTCGCTTTCCTTAGGCCAATAGCAGAGCAGATATTCGACTTGTTTGAATGGATAATCAACAGGGTCGCATGGCAGCGTTACGGCAGCTATGACCAAGTCCTGAACATTGTCCGTCCGCAATCGTTCGAC